TACATCGGAAACCTGGTCTTGCAAGCCTGGAAGTATGATACCAAGTTGGTTGCGGTTTCACTCGAACTACTCCAAGATTCCGCATTCGACATGAACACATTCCTGACCGAACGGTTTGCCATCCGCCTAGCTCGCGGACTCACTCGTGATTTCACAAACGGCAACGGAACAAATTGCCCGCGTGGAATTATGCTGGATGCCGTTGCAGGTCCAACCGCAGTTGGCGCCTATGCAGGTGGAAACAATTCCAACTCCAACAACACAGCCTGGAATTCCTACGGCACCACCGACGTGTTGGGATTGGTCCACTCCGTTGATCCCCTGTACCGTATCAACGGCAAATTCATGATGCACGATCTGACAATCCAGGTACTGGAACAGCAATTGGACAACTTCGGTCGTCCACTGTACATTCCCAATCCACAAACCGGGAAACTGGAAAGCCTGTTCGGGTATCCAATCGTGTTCAACCAGTACATGCCACAGCTTAATCCTTCGCCCGCAGCCGTAGTCGATGGCTTGCTCTTTGGCGACCTGAAGAAATATGTCATCCGCAAAGTGAAGGATTTCGCAGTGCTACGGCTGGTGGAGCGCGCCGCCGAGCAAGGGCTCGTGCTCTTTATCGGATTTGCTCGTTACGACGGCCGTTTGATCGACGCCGGAACTCACCCGGTGAAGTATCTTATCAGCCCCGCTGCGTAAGATAGTGGGGTAAGTAGTGCCCATTAACATCGCCGGAACGGTGACGATAAGAGATGGGCAAAATATGCAGACGGAGGGATGCTTATAAAGCCTACGGGCCGCATCCCTCCCCTGCTTTTTCAAATTCGGAGATAAAGAGAATCTCATGGGCGCAATTAAAGTCGAAATCCCGCCAGTATGTGATCCCGTAGACCTCGCCACCGTCAAGGCGCATTTACGCCTAATTACCGACGACGATGACGCGCTTATCACGGGATACATCAAGGCTGCGAGTAGATACTGCGAGGATTTTACCGGGCGATCGTTCATCAACAAGGGCTATGCGCAGTATTTGGATACTTTCCCTTATTACGTGGATTCCAACCCTGCGCAAATCGGCTATGGGCCATCGTTTTATACCTGGCCAAGATACGCCACTACGCTATGGAACGAAGCTCAGCGCATCCGGCTATACTATTCGGAATTACAAGCGGTTTCACGGATAGTATACTTGGATGCCATCACAGACACGTTCGTGACTCTTTATCCATCTACCGATGTCAGCGGCGCGGGAGGGGATTTCGTAGTCGATGCCGCCTCCAAGCCACCCAGGCTATTCCCCAATCCCGGCGACTTCTGGCCGGCGGCAGCCTACACTCCGAATGCCGTTTGCGTTCATTTCATCGCCGGATATAATAACGATGCCGCCATTGCCGCCGCCCTCGAAGCCATGAGCCCAGCTATAACGCCGGCCACCAGCCCAGCAAATTGCACTCCCCAGGAAGCTGCATTACGCCAAGCCGATGTTCCGTTTATCATTAAACTGGCGATCATGCAACTGGTAGCCGACTGGTACGAGCATCCAGACGCCACTAGCGATCTCTCTCTTAAGGAAATACCCAACGGAGTGCAAAGATTGCTCTGGGCCGAGCGGGTATTTGATCTGGATACAACGAGGCAATAGAATGTGCAAGCCACAAGACTGTCCGGGCCGCCTCCTCCCGGTCCGGATGGTCTTGCAAACGAACAGGACGGAGATTCACGAAACAGCCGCATTGGATTTACGCAAAATAGCCGAATTGCGCCATATAGATCGGAATAAGAAGAAGAAGCAGGAAGTAAGTCTTCTCGAAAAGGTGGAAAACTATGACCATGAAAACGCTGTTGACGATCATTCTAGGAATACTCCTATCGGCCACTAGCTTACATGCGCAGGTAATCTCTTCGACCGAAAAAGCATATGTAAACAATACGCTTTATCCGGCCACCGCCCTACTTTACGCGCAAAATTCCGAAGGCAGCATGGATATGCGATGCACCGCCACAGCCATCATAGAAACAGCCGATAAATACACCTTCGTTACCGCATCGCATTGCGGATGCGTGGAAGACACCACAAAGAATATCGTTACCCCGGAGAAAACGTTCTTTTTCATCAGTCCCGACGTAGCCGGCAACAAAATCTATCTGAAGGCATCACCCGCCGGCTGCGGATTCCGGCATCGCGGCGACGATTTCTTCCTGCTAACTACCGATAAGACAGTAAAGTTCCCTGTGGTGCCCCTGGGGGAAGATCCCAAAATGCTTGACGATTTCATTAATGTGGGTGGGCCCTTAGGGCTTGGAAAGCAAGTATTCGTCGGTTCCGTAAGCCAGCCAAGCGTTGATAGGCCAATCATACAAGATGATATTAACTGGACGAACGCCGTCCTGCTTCAGGAATTCGGGGTTAATGGAGGAAGCTCAGGATCGTCTATTGTCTGCCTTTCCCAGCATGCCATATGCGCATTCGTAGTCGGAAGCGTGGAAGATACCACCATGATAGCGATGCCGGTAAGCCGATTAAAGAAATTCATCGCCGACTTGGATGCCGGAAAATATAAATGGTACGTAGCGAATCCAGATGCCCCGGCAAAAATCGTTATCGATACCGAACCTCCGGCAAAGAAATAAATGCGAGGGCGATATGGGAAAGATCGGCGCTTTTCGGATATGGCTGATGGCGTGGATAGCTTGCGCAATCGCGCAGGTAATCGACATCTTATCCAGCCTGGGATTCCCCGCATCCAGCGGATTCGCGGAAACTAATCCATTGACTCGCCATGCGGATGGCACGTTCTGGCTATATCGCGGAGCAATCATCAAGGCCATTTTGACCGGATGGGCATCATTGGCTTCCGTGGTACTGTATTTAATTTTCTATCGAATCAACAGGAAATTGGCGATTTTCGCTGCCGTATTACCGCTGATTTATCAGGCATATTGCGGCATGGAAGCTGGCATGCAAAACCTGATGCTGCATACCGGATGGTATGTAGATCTTCCCAGAGAGAGATAATCCGCGTGAATTGGCGGGCGATTCTCGAAAGGATCATCGCGAACCTGGTTGGCGGCCTGGTTCTTTACCTACTCTATAAGTTTTTCGGAAGGATATAATGGCAAGGCGCGAAATTCCACAGGTCGGACGGTTTCGGTATTTGGTGTCCCTGGAGCAATTAAGCGGGACGCAGGACAATACTGGCCAGGTCATACAAAGTTGGACTACCTGGCAGCAGATTCGATGCTCCATAGAACAGGCGTCTGGGACGGTAAGGCTGGCTGGGCAGGAATTATTCTCGCTTATTTCGTGCATCATGCGCACGCGCTACATCGACGGCATTTTGCCCGCCATGAGAGTAACTTGGGGAACACGCCATTTTCAAATTATCGCCGTCATGGACGAAACCGGCAAGCGCAGGTTTCTGACCTTGCTTTGCCAGGAACGTCCAGAAAGTGGACAGGCTGGGGAATGATGGTAGAAGAATCCTCCATACAGGTTCTCGGATTAGATACGCTGCGCAAGGAATTGGACGCGCTAGGGGAACGCATTGCGGTAAAGGGAATCCGTCTGGCCCTGCGCCGAGCAGGAACGGCGTTCCTGGATGCCATGAAAAGCCGTATCAACACCGCGCCGCCACGGCGCACCCGAAAAGGGGTAATCCTAAGGCACTTGGCGGAAATGCTAAGGATACGAGTTAAGGCGGACAAATACGGCGATTGCACTGCTCGGATAGGCCCAACCAAGCAGGGCGCTTCACTGGCCAACTGGCTGGAATTCGGCACCGCACCGCATACGATCCAGGCCAGGCATGGCCATGCTCTTTTGCTTCCAGGCGGGCAGCCAATATTCAAGGTAGAGCATCCCGGCGCGGCCGCAAAGCCGTTCATGCGACCCGCATTCGACGGCGAATGGGAGCGCGCATTGGATATTTTCAAATCCACGATTGCAAGCTACATCGAAAAGAAAAGCTAATGATTGAAGAAGAATTGGTACACATTCTCAGCCAAGATGCAACAGTTTCAGGCATTGTGGCCACGCGCATTTATCCAGTAGTAATGCCTACGGGGACGCAATTTCCAGCACTGGTCTATCAGCGGATTTCGACTCCGCGATGGAACACCTTGGACAATGCTAGCGATACTCCGCATGCCCGCTTCGCATTCAGTTGCTGGGGCCCCACGCAAGTTCAAGTGGAGCAATTAGCGGCTGCGGTAATGAACGTCCTGGCAGGCTACACCGGGACCGATTCAGACACCGGGATAACGATTCAATCCTGCTATTTAATGGACGAGCGTGACACATGGCTTTGGGAATCCGGCGAAGAAACAGGCAACTTCCGCCATGATTTGGATTTTGAAATTGCCTACACAGAACCAACATAAACAAGACAAGCGAGACAGAGGAAAATTATATACTTGATTCCACGAGTCAAAATCGAGCGCAAATGGGAAATGCCGAATAAATTCACCTTTGCGATGCCCTCCGTGAAGGACCTTCTCGACGAGGAAATGCTAGGTGAGTGGGCAGACCCATTCTCTGGCGAGAATTCGCCCGCACAGCTCCGCAATGACGCTGATTTACAAAGAACCGCAGAGCGGCACGAGGACGGTTTGGAATTTCTCCGCTCCCTTAAGAGTAACTCGTTTGATGGCATCCTTTTCGACCCACCCTATTCCACGGAGCAGGCGCTCAGAAAGTACAAATCAATACGAAACGGGACGGCTGGCCGTGCAGAATACTGGGCCCGGTGCAAGGATGAAATCCGCAGAATTGTTCGGCCTGGGGGAAAGGCCATATGTTTTGGCTGGGATTCGACAGGCGTGGGCCTTAGGCGAGGGTTCCGGCTGCAAAGGATTCTTCTCTTGTGTCACGGCGCTTGCCACAACGACACGATAATTACCGTAGAGGTAAAAGTGATAGAGCAGCAAGGGGAATTAAATATATAAATCCCAGATAAAGACTAAGGAGCAAAGAAATGAGCACACAAGCAAAATCGGCATATGCGACCACGTTAACCTGGAATGGCACGGAAGTCGGCGAACTGCAAAGCATCGCCGGGCCGGCGCAAAAAGTGAAAGCCATCGACGTAACTAACATGGATTCCGGCGGTGTAGCGGAATTCGTCGCCGGCGTATTGGACGCCGGAACGATTACGGTAGAAGGCAACTTCACTGACGCATCCGGCCAGGCGGGGCTAATGACGGATTTCGCCGCAAAAACCTTGCGGACGCTGGTAATTACCACATTTTCCAGCCATACGTTTACGGCTTCCGCATATTGCGTCGACCTGTCGACCGACTTCAAAGTTACAGACCGGGTGGTATTCAAGGCCACATTCCAGATCACCGGGTCGGTAACATTCTCGTAAGGTAGTAAGTTAGGACGGGTGGCTCGAGCGGAGCTGCGCGTAATTTCATAACGGAAGGAAACGATCATGAGTACCCAAGCACGGGCGGCGTATGGGACAACCATACAACGCCTGAACAATGCGTCGCCTGCAGTCTACGCCACCATCGAAGAGGTAACCTCTATCGCCGGACCAGCGATGAAGACTAAGGCAATCGATGTCACGAACATGGACTCGAGCGGCGTCGCCGAATTCATCGCCGGGATATTGGATGCCGGGACGATTTCGGTAGAAGGCAACTTCACCAACGCCACCAACCAGGGATTAGCCCTAGGCGATTTCCAAAACAAGACGCTAGGAAGCTGGAAAGTGTGTTTGCCGGGAACGCAGCCGGGGGCGGGATATTTCGAGTTTAGCGCCTACGTAGTGGCATTTAGCCTGGATTTCAAGGTTACCGACCGCGTAATTTACAAAATGGAACTGCAAATTACCGGCTCGGCATTGCCATTGCATACGAGTTAAGCCGAACAGTTAATGCCTGCGGGCGGACCACCCTCCGCCCGCATAGCATAAGGGGGAACTCCATGCTTTTTCGCTTTCTCGACCGCGAGCGCGACATCAAATTTTCATTCCGAGATGTCCGGGAAATACAATCCTGGCCAGATGTCGACCTTTCAGATCCACTGAGCGGAATCAAGCAATTAAGCAAGACGCTGGCTCTGGGATTAAGGCGCGATGACGCAGAAATCACAGAAGAAAAAATCGCCGACATCTTGGATATGGAAACCTTGCCGGCTCTGTTCGAAGCCGTAAGCGCCGCCATCGGCAACCGAAAGGCATTAAGCCCAAACCCTTCGGCGGGGAGTTAAGCGAATACTGGGCATTCGCCCGTTATGCGCTTCATCTCTCCGAGGCGGAATTCTGGAGACTTAGCCCGGAAGCCTTCTGGAAGCTTCACGAATGCCGGGAAGAAATCGAAAAGCGCCAAGATTTCCGGTTCGGAATGCTGTGTGCGCTTATCGCCAATGTCTTGGCGGACCGCGAAGGGCATAAGGAACCTTACGCGGCGCAGGATTTCTTCCCAGGATTAAAGCCCAAGGAAGAGCCAGCAAAACCCGAAACGCCGTATGAACATGCCGTAAGATTGGAAACTTCATTGGCAGCTATTGCCAGGCAATTT